GATGAGACCGGCCTAAAGAACTTCACGGGATCAATAGAAAAAGCAGGCAAGGTTGTGCTGGGCCTTGCGACCGCCATTGAAGCGACAGCCGTCACGGTTGCGGCCGGTGTGGCGCGATTCGCCAGCAACCTCGAGTCGCTCTACTTTGCCAGCATGCGAACCGGCGCGGCGGTGTCCAATCTCAAAGCGATGGACCTGGCGGCACAGAACTTCGGTGCGAGCGCTGGCAGCGCAAGCGCAGCAATCGAATCACTGGCGCGCTTCATGCGGAATAGCCCTGGCGGCGAAGGCATGATCAGCGGGTGGCTCATGGGGGTGGGCGAGAGCACGCGCGATGCCAAAGGGCACCTGCGGGACACGGCCGACATCTTGCAGTCGCTCGGGAAGCTGTTCGAAATGCAGGGCGCCCACGATCAAACGTACTTGTCAGCACAGCTGGCTAGTATGTTTGGCATAGACGACCGCACCATGCTCGCGATTCGCAATGGCGACTTTTCAAAGGAGTTGGCGCGCATCCGCAAAGAGCTGGGCGGGAGCGATTGGGATAAGGCCTCGGAACGCGCGCACGTCTTTTCAGAGAAAATGCGCGTCCTGAAAGTCCGGCTCGAGACGCTGGGTATGAAGATTGTCGACACGCTGCAGAAGAAGCTCGGCATCAGTCTGGATGGCATTACCGATTGGCTTGACCAGAATGGCGACCGGCTAGCGGAGCAGATTACCAAGGCCTTCGAACATCTGTTCAAAACGGCGGAGATGCTCAAACCCGCACTCGAATGGTTGTGGCGGAAATTCGAGGACCTGGACACCGCGACAGACGGCTGGAGCACCAAAGCCTTTGTGTTGCTGGGCACTTTGAAAGCTATCGGTGCGACGCCGATCATCACCGGCATACTGGGGCTTGCCTCGGCGTTCGTTCGGCTCGCCGCAGGAATTACCGCGGCGGGTGCGGCCGCCACTGCAGTGACCGCTGTCGGCGCAGGCGCGGGCCTCGGGTGGCTCATCAATCACTTTTTCCCGAATGGTCCCCTGGCCAAGCTTGGGCACACTATCGGCGGCGCGCTGTTCGATCACGCCAACCGCTTCAATGACGCGGTATTCCGCCTCACCAATATGGGGTGGTCGCCCGAGCAAGCGGCCGGCATCGTCGCGAACCTCAATGCCGAAAGCGGCATGAACCCCAATGCGGTGGGGGACAACGGCACGTCGTTCGGTCTCGCGCAGTGGCACGATCCGGCGCGCTTGGCCGAGTTCCAGAAGCGCTACGGGCACTCGCTCGCCGGCTCGTCTGAGACCGAGCAATACGACTTCCTCAACTTCGAGCTGCGCCACGGCGCCATGCGCGCGGCCGGCGCGCTGCTGGCGGCCTCGCAGAATGCTGGGACGGCCGGCGAGATGTTCGCCCGCTACTTCGAGCGCCCGCAGGACATCGAGCGGGAGGCGCGCGCACGGGGTGAAGCCGCCGTGCAGATCGCGCAGACGACGACCATTCACGTCAAGGGCACCGACCCGCACGCCACGGCCAAGGCCGTGAAGGCCCAGCAGCAGGCCGTCAATGCAGACCTCACGCGCAACCTGCAGGGAGCGCTCAAGTGATTGGCGAGCCGCGCACGGTCCAGTGCACCCGCTGTGACCGCCTGGTGGAAGATGGCATAGCGGTGCTTCATGGCACGACGCGGGTCGGCGTGCAATCGATCCCGTACGCCATCTGCGCGCACTGCATCACGCAATACGTAGGCATGGATCCGGCAGCGCAACAACGATGCCAGGTCGAAATCGGAACCAAACTCGGCGTCCAGCTGCTGACTGCGGCGGCCGAAAAGGAGGCCGCGGGCTCCATGGCTGACCGCAGGCCCCCGCTGACGGGCTCGTGCACGCGCTGCGGGGGCGGGGATATCGTCATGCAGGGTGTCCTGCACGATGACGTGCCGTTCAAGCTGTGCGCGAGCTGTCACGCGCACTGCATCAAATTGACGGAAAAGCAGATGGCTGATTTCAGCGCCGCGCTATGGCAGAAGGCAGCCATGCATCACTCGGGCATGTGGGGAGCGGGTATAGGCTTGGGCCCTGCGCCGCCGTAAGTTGACAGCCGGTGCTAAGGTGGCTAAGGTAGCTACATGGGAAAGACGACGCAGGCACAGTTTACGGTGTATCTGGCACACGACAAAGCAGCCGAATTCGAGGCTTTGGCCGCAGCGACACGCATTCCGAAGGCAACATTGCTCCGGGATGCCGTCGACTTGCTGCTGGCGCAGCACCGGAAGACGAAGCCCGCGAGGCGTCGACCCTGAAAGCGGCGCCCGGCAGTGCATCAACACCGCCGGCCGCCTAACCACAGTCCACCCCAAGGAGCAGACCATGACTAAGACGAATTCTACACACGCGGCTGGCCCCGCCGAAGCCGAACTGGATCGGCTGACCGGCTACCAGGGCTCCATACAGTTCACCGCCCTTGATACTGCGCTCGATGAGCAGCGGTCCCTGATTTGGGAAGCGCAGGCGGTTATCGATTGCGTGATCAAGGCGCTGGAAGAGCGCTTCGGGGATTGGCCGAAGGACATGGCAAATTTCCCGATGGCGCTTTCCAGAGCGTCCAGGACGCTGGACGACGTGGCGACCAAACTGGATGCGGGCAATCTCGAGGATCGGGCGCTGGCCATTGCTCGCGAGCGCGAGGACGCCGCCGAAATGGAGGCGGTTGCCGCACACTAGACCCAGCGGCCCGTAACCGCCCCTCGATAGGCCCGGCGCCCTTGGCTGGGCCTTTTCATTTCTGGACTGGAGTTGATGCCCATGGCCGCACCGCTGCTTAAAGCCCCGCAGACCACCCTGGCGCCGGCCTTCTCCTGGCGCGACCCCGACTATCTGCCCATCATCCGGCAGCGCGTAGAGCGCCTGCGGCGTGTCCGTGCCACGCCTGGCGCCATAGACGCCCTCAAGCTGTTCTATCGCGACAACCCGGCTCAGTTCATCACCGATTGGGGCGTCACGAGCGACCCACGTAATGTCGAGCGCGGACTGCCCGCGAACATTCCGTTCGTCCTGTTCCCAAAGCAAGTCGAGTGGGTCGGGTGGCTCATGGAGCGCTGGAAGGCCCAGGAGCCGGGCATCACGGAGAAGACCCGCGATATGGGTATGAGCTGGCTCACCGTCGCCCTGGCGTGCACGCTGTGCCTGTTTCACCGCGGCATGGTGATTGGGTTCGGCAGCCGCAAGGAAAGCTACGTCGACGCCAAGGGGGACCCCAAGGCACTCTTCGAGAAGATTCGCGCGTTCATGGCGAACCTGCCCGCCGAGTTCCTCGATGGCTGGGACCGCGACCGGCACGCACCGCATATGCGCATCCTGTTCCCTGGCACCGGCTCAGCCATCACGGGCGAGGCCGGCGACGGCATTGGCCGCGGCGACCGCGCGTCGATCTACTTCGTGGACGAAGCGGCGTTCCTCGAGCGCCCGCAGCTGGTCGACGCATCGCTGTCGCAGACGACGAATTGCCGCCAGGACATCAGCACGCCGAACGGCATGAACAATTCCTTCGCCGCAAAACGATTCGGCGGCAAGATACCGGTCTTCTCATTCCACTGGCGCGATGACCCGCGCAAGGGGCCAGAGTGGTACGAAAAGCAGTGCCGCATCCTGGACCCGGTGACGCTCGCGGCCGAAGTCGATATCAACTACAGCGCATCCGTCGAGGGCGTCGTGATCCCCTCGCCTTGGGTGCAGGCCGCCATCGGGGCGCACCTCAAGCTCGGCATTGAGCGGAGTGGCTACAGGCGTGCGGCACTCGACGTCGCCGACCAGGGCATCGACAAAAACGCATTCGCCGCGCGCCACGGCATTCTGCTGACGCACCTGCACAGCTGGTCGGGCCGGAACAGTGACATTTTCGCGACCGTGGTCCGCGCGATGGCGTTGTGCGAGCAGTGCGGGATTGATCATTTCGAGTACGACGCGGATGGCCTGGGCGCTGGCGTGCGTGGCGACGCGCGCCGAATCAATGAAGAGCGCCTGGAGGCGCAGAAGATCACCATCCACGACAAGCCGTTCCGCGGCTCAGGCCCGGTTCACAAGCCCGACAGCGAAATGGTTAAGGGGCGGCTCAACAAAGACCTGTTCGCCAATGCCAAGGCGCAGGCCTGGTGGGCGCTACGCATGCGCTTTCAGGCGACTTACCGGGCTATCGTCGAAGAGCAGCCCTACGTCGCCGATGAGCTGATATCAATTGACCCCCAGCTGGAGGAATTGTTGCCGCTCGTCATGGAGCTTTCGCAGCCGACGTTTTCGGTAAACACTGTTGGAAAGCTCCTGATCAACAAGATGCCCGACGGCATGCGTTCGCCGAACCTCGCCGACGCGGTGATGATCTGCTACCAGCCCGCGGGTTACTTGCGCGAAATGATTGACCGACTCATCGGTCGGCCGCCGCCAACCTAGTTGACTGGCTGTTCGCTCGTTGAATTCATATACAACCTGGAGTAATGAAAATGGCTGCATCGAATCTCGTTGCCCTACAGACTCTCGAAATGACTGGACGCTTGCCGCGTGCAGTGCCTGGCGTCAGCTCGGACCCTCAGTTGGCCTATGCGGTGCCCACGATGGGCCAGACCATCACGATGGCCGCCGCTGCGCTGCGCCTGCTCCTAGAGCCGGCCGGTACGCTGGCTGCGCTCACCCTCGTGCTGCCGCCCAACCCGGTGGACAACCAAGAGGTTGACGTATCCTCGACCGCGATCATCACCGCGCTGACGTTGCAGGCCGGGACGGGTGGCGCATCGATCAAGGGCGGCGCGCCGTCCTCGATGACGGCCGGCTCGGGCTTCCGCCTGGTGTTCGTCGCGAGCAAGAACGCCTGGTATCGACAGTTCTAAGACTGCGCCGTGAGCAAGTGCGGAAGGGCGAGAGCGGTGATGATCGCCTTTGAGCCGGCGGGGTATGCGATGGAAGTCTGGATGAAGCTGGCGGGGTGATGGTAAGAGGATGGCGGGTGCTGATGCAGGAATGGCGTACACTGCAGGCACGAACGAGATTGCGAGGGGACTCTTGTGGCCGATCAGGGAGCAATTGCCGTTCTCGAGGCGGTCGAGTGGAGAGAGCCAGCGCCGGGAGGCGGTTCGAAGAGCCAGATATTCCGACTGGCGGACGGCCGTTTTGCTGTGGTCAAGTTCCCGG